ACCATCCTCAAAAGAGTCCAATGTATGAATATTTTCATTTTTCTCTAAACTTTCCGTCAATCTTTTTAAATAGATTCCTTGATATTTTTTTATTTTTTCTTCGTATTTTCTATTTTGTTGTTCTAATAATAAGTTATCAGTTTTTTTAATTGACTCTGTTGCGGTAGCAGCACCTCCAGCTGGTTCTTCAGGGGCAGCACCTCCAGCTGGTTCTTCAGGTGGTGCCCCACCACCAGCATCTGCACCTCCACCTCCGGCTCCAGCTTCAGCTTCGCCAGCACCCGTCATCAATGCATCAAAGTCACCATATAATCTATCCACCCTATCAAATATTCCTGTTTTCTTAATAACTTCTGCAGTTTGTTCCATTTCAGCCGCTGCAGCTTTTTCTAATCTTTGTTGTTCTAAATCATTTCTTATTTCTTCTTCAGACATACCTAAAATTTCTTTTTTAGCTCTTGTCATAGACATTGCACCAAAACCATTTCCTGCATCTGCTACCGCATCTTTATATAATGTAACTTTTAATTGTGTCTGTTCTACTTTAAGCATTTCAGATTGTGTAGAAGGATTATTTAAAGTTAAAGTGAAATTTTCTAATTCATCCTCTAACCCTAAAATATATAAATGTATGATAGCAATCTTATTTAATTCTTGCAACATAGATTGTTGTATCCTATTTATTGTTCTAGCAAATCTAATATCTTGTAATGCTAAATTTTTACCTTCTCCATTAGCTTCCTCAAAACCTAAAAATGGTTTAGGTACTCTAAGTGCTGTAAATAATTTTTTCTGTAAATATTGTATATCCGCAATCTCAGATAAGTTAGTCGCCCCAGCGAGTGTGTCTATTGGGCTAGGTGCGTTTGCGTCTCTAACAGGAATAAAATAATCCTGATCTTGCGCCATTTGATTGTATCTAGTATCTATTTGCCCTGTATTTTGATCGATTACAGGACTTCTTTTAAAGTTATTTGCAATTTTATTAACATAAGCTGGTACATCTTGTTCATCAATATTACCAACATATATTTTAAAAATTCTTCTTTCTGGTGCTCTGGTAACTCTATATATTAACATTGCATCTTCTGATAAAAGTAATTGTTTCCATATTCTCCTACCTTTTTCTAACATAGATGTTCCATATGGTAATCTTCTATCATCACCTAATAATCTAAAATGTGCAACTTGCCACGCATTAAATTCTACGTCTCTTTGTCCCCATACAAATTTTACTGGATTATATCTATCAGTTTCGGCATTCATAGAATTTTCACCAAAACCCTCATTCTCCTTTCTAGTTATTTCAATATTAGGTAATTGTTTTACACCTAATATACCATCTTCACTATCAATATTTAAGAATAAAAAATTATCCCCATATTTACAAGTATTTCTTGTCCACATTGGTAATGATGTGTGTATATCTAATCTATTGAAAAATAAATCTTCTAATATTCTCCTAACTCTTTTACTTTCAGAAAAAATATTTATCATTTTATTTTCTGAATTTAAAGTAGTTGATTCTTCCATCATTATATCTAATGCTGCGGAAATTTCGGGAAAAAATTCCATACCTTCAAAATCAGCATAAGAAGCTAATCTAGTTGTTTCGTAATATACAGAGTGTTGATAAATGTTATTATCAACCTTCTGCCACATATTAGCCAAATAGGCATCTTGTTGTCTTTTTAATTTTTCAAATTCAAATTCTTCCTTTGATTTTGTTTTTAATAATTCTTTATCATTTAAAGAATATCTTGATTTATTTTGTTGTTGTTTTATTTCAGGACCAAATAAATCACTTAATTGTTGGAATACAGTTTTTTTTGCCATTGTATTTTTTTATTTATTACTATTATAATAAATATTATGAAAAATTAAATATTATTTAATCCCAAATAACCAATTATATTCACCATTGTTATTATTATCGTGAGGTTGTTTAGGATGGTAGGATGGTGTGTTAACATAAAAAGGATTAACATACCCCTCCTTCATCAATGGTTTTGATGGTGTACTCGCCACATTTACCCAACTTTCTAACATCGCCTTAGTTTGTTTTTCAACTTGTTCTAATTTTTTAAATGAAGTTTGTATTATAAAAATACACATAGCATATGCCATAATTATGTCATCATGATATCCTTCCATATGATCTGGTCTACCATTTTTATAAACGAATGTCCTTAATTCAGATATCATTCTTTGTGAACGGATTATAGTTTTATTTTCTCTAATATGTTCTTCTAATTCAGAAACCATTTGTAATCTAGTATTACCTACATTAAAACCTGGAACCTTATCACCCTCTTTATATTTTGTTTTTGCGTATTTCTCACTTAATTTCCTACTTTTTGGGTCATCATAATGTAAAAATTTATAATCCATCTCCATAAGTTTTAAAACAGTAGATACTCCCATCCCACCAGTGATATCAACAATTGTGTAGGCGTTATACATATTACCATACTTATAAACTATTTCTGCTAATATGTCTGGTGGTAGTTTATATTTAAATTCTGCAACTTGTTCTAAATTTTCAAAATCTAATATTACTATTGTAGAACTATCTTTACCATCGCCCCTACTAACGTCAACACCCATAATATATTTGTGACCAACTTCAGGTTCTTTCCAAATCCACATGGATTTTTCTACCTCAGCACCAAATTTGGGATCACTAACATAATTTTCTTCGTGAAATGAAATAAATTCATCATCTATTACATTACCCCCAGAACCAATAAATGATACATCTAATTCTTGTGCAATTTTTTTGGCATCTCCCATATCCGCCGCCATCTCTTCATACCAAGGGGATAGAGGTTTCCAACCATCTTTTATCATCACCTCATAGTATTCTATTGTAGATTCGTCAGTTTCATAAATTTTATCGAGATATTCCCACCTTAATCTAGTTCTATCTAATGTTTTACAAAGTAATTTTTCATCTTCACCCCTTTTCCAATATAAATTTCTATTATATCTTACATCATGATACCATTTCATCTCAACAATATTGAAATTGTTTTCTTTTTTCTTTGCCCCATCATACGTTTTATAATATAAAGGGTCCATACCGTTTGGTGTAGAAATTAAAGATATCTTACCACCCGTACCTAATGATGCTAATGCTGCCCCAAATACTTCTGAACCGTTATCGATAAACGCTGCCTCATCCATCACTAAGAATGTAGGTGTAAAACCCCTTAAAGCGTCTTTAGATGTTGCCAGTGCCCTAATTTCGCACCCATTAGATTTTAATTTTAAATGTCCTTTAGAATTTATTTCTAAATAATCTGTACCTTCATCTAACCCCCAAACCCAATAAGGAATTTGATCTAAGAAATCTTTAATTTTTTTAAGGAATTCTTGTGCCAATGTTTGTTTGTTGGCTAATATCAAAACTTTATGTGGATTATCGGGATCACCAAAAGCAGTTTTAACTGCAATATAAGCAGCAGTTGTTGTAGATACACCCGCCTGTCGAGGTTTAGTAACTAAATTACGATTATACTTTTCATACGATTTAATAATTTCTTTTTGTTTATAAAATAACTTAAATGGTACATTACCTCCTTGAGTTAAATCGAATGTTTTTAAAAAAGTTTCTATCGCATAAATTGGATCACCTAAACATCGAGCATATGTCTTTAATTGTTCTGCTCTTTCCATAACATTTTATTATATAAATATGGATATACTTTAAAAAGCAATTAAATTACCATTTTCCCACTCATCATAATTTGGTCCAAATGTATATGTAACATTGTTACCTGATCCTATTTTTTGTATTATACCTGCCTTATTTAAGGCACTCCAAAATGTAGCATGTTGTCCACCACCTAACGGTGAACCTATATATTTTAAAAATCCTGTTTTAGTTTTAATCTTTTCTGATGGATCATTTAAATAATTAATTACATCCCTAACCATAGAATTTTCTTTTCTATTAAAAGTAAATCCTTTATCTTTTGGGATTAATAGTAAACCATTATCTTCCGCATATTTTTTGACTACTTCAAAAGTCCTATTTTTTAGAAAACTTAATTTATCTGTGACAATTGATAGTTTTCTTATTACATCTTTAGTTGGGTATTTATTAAACATTATTGGTATCACTCTATCTATTGAGGATTCTATTAAGTCAATTAAAAAAATATTTTGATAGGAAAAAGGTAATTTTAATTTAAAGTCAACAAGTTTATAAAAATTGTTTATAACATCTTCTTTATTTCTGACTAAATACATTGAGTAATCTTCAACTATATAGTCAAACATTGGGTATAAAAATTTATAATCTTTTAAATAAGTATTATAGAAATATC